ATGAAACAAGTCAAACCTCTGACCGTAAAACAGGTGGCGGCTATTACTAAGCAGGGCCTGACCTGTTTAGGTGGCGTTAATGGTCTTTACCTGATGGTAAAAGGCGAAGGGAAGTATTACGTCTTCCGGTACGTCTCGCCTCTGACAGGAAAAAGATCTTTCATATCATTGGGGACGACTTCTTCAATTACGCTGGCTCAAGCTCGTGAGAAAGCAGCAAAGTATGCTGCCGACGTGCGAGACGGTCATGACATCGCCCAACAACGTCGGGAGCAACGAGAGAAGCGCAAACTCGCTGTTTTAGTGTCTCCACAGGTCAAAGCAGGCACTTTCGAGGCTGTCGCAAAGCAATGGCTGGATGCCAGAGTCAAAACCGGCTACTACGATAAGAATGTGCGAGGAGTGTCTGTCGTTGAAGCATATCTGTCGCGGAACATCAATCCGGTACTCGGGAAGATGCCGGTTGATGCAATTAGGGCACAGGATGTCTTTCGGTGCCTGAAACCCATTTGGACAACTACGACGGAGGCCAAGAACAAGTGCCTCACCATCATCAACGGAGTGTTTCGATGGGCGCAGGCAATGGGAATGTTGGAGGGTGAAAATCCTGCCGATAAGCGAGGTGCCTTGGGAGTTTTGCTCGAGAACCTATCGCCCCATGTCAAGCAGCCTCGAAATATGGGTGCACTGGATCCGGAGGAGATGCCGGAGTTCTTTTGCGAATTGATGAACTGGGGCACGATCGCCAGTAAGGCTTTTGCCTTCGCAATTTTGACTGCTTCGCGTTCAAAGGCGGTGCGCACTGCCAGATGGTCTGACATTGATCTGGAGGCCGGCACGTGGACTTGCCCGGAATCGGCCATGAAGGTTAAAGGTCGAGGGATTTTTGTCGTTTTGCTGAGCACGGCAGCAATTCGGTTGCTCAAGTCACTGCCGAGAATGGCCAACACCGATCTGGTCTTCCCATCCCCTTACCAGCATAAGGTGATGTCAGATACCGGGTTAGGTCAAATTGTTGGCGATATGAACAAACAGGCCAAGAGACAAGGCTTGCCGTTGTGGATCGACAAGGCTCAGACTGAAACATTGGGGAAAGACATTCGCATCACAGTCCACGGTACATCGCGCGCGACGTTTAAGACGTGGACGAAGCTGGATGCAAATTTGAAGCGCTTCGATAGAGACGCCGTTGAGCTATGCCTGGCGCACAAGCTCGATGACGGCTATGGTGGAGCCTATGATCGCGCCGCCATGGTGGAAGAGCGGCGGCGGATCATGGATGCTTGGGGGGAGTTTTGCTGCTCGAAGCTCAACCAGCCTGCAAAGCTTCGACGCAAGGGATGATTTCCGTTTTCTTCCAAACAGTGATGCGCTGAGAGATTTTCATGGGCTTGGGAAGCTTGCCTTCCCTTGCCCATCTCCATACGGTTGGAATCGAAATCCCAAGTAACTTCGCCACATCCCAGGCGCGAAGGAATTGTTCTTCTGGTGAAAAAGTCTTTTTATCTGCGGACGTTGTCATCGTAAGCCTCATTGTCTAATTCGATTAGCGCGTCATTGATAGCTGCTTGCAGCGCGAGTGCTTCCTGATCAGTCAGATCTGAGAGACACACGCTTGTGCCGGCGGTGTGGTAGCTGATCCGGATGCGACCGTTTGGCAAGGGCTTGATCTTGACGACGCTCGTGTTCCGGTTAAGCGGCACGATCTTGGTTTTGGATTCGGACGGTGTTTGCATAGCTCGGCTCCGTATCGAGGAAAAACATGAGGGTCGGTTCTGTCATCCGGACGAAGGTTTCGCGTTCCGGTATCACCCAAAAGTTCTGCCCGTCTTCTCGAACCATGTAGCCGGGTTCGCAACGGTCGTGGACGTAGGCGACGCCTCTGATGCCGCAGCGGCTTAACTCGTTGTCAGTCTCGTCCGGAGCGACCAACGCAATGCCTCCGACGGCTACATCTTGAAGAGCCTTAGTGAGGCTCAAGTTGTCGGCTTGGCGCCTGGCGGCTTCGTGTTCGGATCGGTAGAGCTCCCGCATCATGGTGAAGTACACGCTGATGGCATGCTCAAGCGGTGCGAGCAGGGCAGCTACGTGCGCTTGGCACCGAGGCTTGCCTTCTTTCTCGTTGTCTGTGACGTTTTTCAGAGCATGGATGGCGGCTGTGCCCATCGTGTCCAATAACTGGTAGTCGGTGTCTTCGTCAAAGTGTTCTGCGAAAGCGAAGAGCTGACGCATGGCGTAGAGCAGGTCGCCGTAACGACATTTTTCGTCAGTGCCCATGCGGATGAGGCCGAGATCGATCTTGACGGTGTCCTCGAAAAGTTTGAAGTCCTTTTCGGTGAGTTGTCCCCAGGCGTCGTAAGCCCAAGTGGGAATCTTCGGCCTTCCGGGCTGATACTTCTTGGTGCGTTTCTTTTTGGGTTTCATGACAAAGAAAAAGCCGCTCGAGGCGGCTCATTGATTTTTGGTTTTGAAGAAGACCATCCAGAAAGTCTCGCCTTTCTTGCCCCCAGGCTTGCGGTTTCCAAACAGGGGACGCTGTCCAAACACGGAAAGCACGACATGAAGTGGAACCTGGTTGTCATTCCATTTGAAGATCAGTGTTCCTTCGGGTCTCAGGACGCGCCAACACTCTTTGAAACCTCGTTGCAGAAAGGCGAGCGGATCGCCTTCAGGTAGCACGCCGTAGGATTGGCGCATGTACGATCGTTTGCCGGCGTATTTCAAATGAGGCGGATCGAAAACGATCAGCGCGAAGCTTTCGTTTTCGAAGGGAAGGTTGGTCACATCCATCTGAACGTCAGGATGGACTTCGAGGATTCTCCCGTCGCACTGGACGTAACTTTCGTCCCGAACGTCACCGTAGAGAACATAGGGCGCAGACTTGTCGAAGTAGAACTTGCGGCTGCCGCAGCAGGGGTCAAGAACGGGAGGTACGCTCATTGATCCTCCTTTTGAATCTGCACCGGCGTTTCATGCTTGGCATATGGGTTGTGGTACTTGACCGAGAATCCCAGCCCGAAGGCAATTGTGAGCGCCAGTAGAAAAACCTTCCATCCATTGGTGAGATCGGCATGAATGAGAAGCCAGATGATGGCGGCTGTCGCTGCAAGCCGCCCGAGTACGCAGGCGGCCAGCATGACGATTTCAAGAATGGCGGTGATGGACTCGCTCATGGCTCACTCCCACGGTCTATATCTTTTGACGCCTTTCAATACCCCGCTGCGGGAATAATTGTGGCTGCCAGTACGCCAATTTGTCCTGTCCCACCATGCTTGGTATCCATGGCCTTCGTTCGTTTCTACACGCATGTCAACCTCTATGGGAGGAAGCACTTCAGGGAAGTTGTTCCAGTTATCGGGGTCGTATACCGCTTCGAAGTCTTCTTTGTGAAGCACGACGATGAATCTTTCGTTGCCGAGTTTTAGAAGCGATGTATCTTCTCTCGCGAAAACAAAACCACTTGTAGCGATGAGTTCAGAAAAAGTCCCTTTGCTGAGTTCGTCGAGCTTCTTCTGAAGCTCTTGGTCCTTGAGTCTGTACTTCATTAGAAATCTCCTGGTGCAACTTGGCAGCACTGGATTCCAGCGCGTCGCCACATGTCAACCACCCGTTGACGGTCGTCGAATACAAGGAAAACATCGAATCCTTTAGCCTTGAGTTGATCAAGCATCTCTTGCTTGACAATGTCGTCAGCGCGGAAGTCTCCCTCCTTGCGCATCAGAATGCGGTGGTTGTAGATGTCGAGCTTCTGCTCCAACCAGCGTTCTGTAATCTCTCGGTATCTCTCCGGTCGACCAGTACAGAAGATGATTTCGACAGGGAGCTCGCGAAAGTGGATGGCGTTCTTTATGCACATCAAAAGGAACTCGACAGGCTCGATTGCGTCGTCCTTGTCCATTCCTTCATAAAACGAATTCCAGTCCTTGGGTGATTTCTCGAGGAAATGTCGACGGTGGCTTGCGTCGGCAAGTGTTCCGTCGATGTCAAAAATAACTGCCTTCATGTCAACAAGTACATCCGATTTGTCTATCGAATCAACAAATTCACCGTCATCAAATTCGACATTGAAACAGAAGCCTGCAACTTCTCCAGCCACCAGACGTTCCATGATTGAGTCGACTTCGCGTTTGCCCAACAGGTCGGTTAGGAACTTTTGAACTCGCTCGTCCTTTAGCTTGTATCTGGTCATTCGTCACCTCAAAAGAAAAGCTCGACCCAGAACTGGACGCCTGACGCGGCAATCCCGAGGGTGAGCATGATCAAGAAAGCTGCGAACCCAAGTGAACCGAGGATTAAAAGTAGGTCTTTCACGGTTGCACCCCATCATCTTCGTCATAAAAGTCAGCATTCATTGCCAACGCCTCACGGAACTGACACAGCTGTTCCGGGCTTAGCGAAACGTATTCAATGCAACTGGTGTCATCGGCTTTTGTTACGCAGGCTCCGATTCCGCGTTCTTTCTGTTCAAAAACTTTTGCAGGATGTTGGAATATCCAGCAAAAAAACAGTTCGTCCGAAGCAAAGCTTTCACCGATGTATGTCGCGCCGCTGTTTATGATCACGCGATGCAGGTTCTTAGCGGCCTTGACCTTCTCTAAAAGTTCTTCAAAAGTCATAAGAAAGAGGCCACTCAGAGCGGCCTTTGTGCGGTTGTTTAGCAGGTTAGGAAAACAGGGATCGGTGCGACTTTCTCGCGGAGTTCCTTGACCATCTCGTCACGCATCTCCTCGAGCAGGATGTCCAGGTCGCGCAGCTCGATAGTGAAGATCAGCTTGGTCGTTTCGACGATGCGATACCGAAGAGTGGCCAAGATGTTGTAGCGATCTGCTCGACCGACGATTGGACGCAGCTGGATCCAGAAGTCACGCGGAACCGAAATGTTGGCAGTGCCGCCATCAGCGTCGAGCTCGTTGTAGGTGAGCTGGACACGACCGTTGTCGAGGTTCACGGACTTCTTGAACTCGACCCTCTTGACGTCCGAAAGGTTCGACACAAAGGTCAGGACTTCAGATGACGTCGGAGCCTTGGGCTGATCGTCCGGACGAACGATGTTGGAAAGGTGGCGGTCAAGGAAGCGGCATAGCTCGACCTGCGACAACGACTTACCATCGATGTCGCGCCACTCGACAAAGTCTTTGCTAAGCAGTGGATCGAGCTTGACTTGATGGTCTCGCCAGCTCGTCACGACGTTGTCTGCGTCGTCGCAAAAGCCGCAGGCCAGACAATCGTCGCAGCCGGAATCGGGCCACTTGGAGTTCACATGAACTGCGGCTCGCGGGGTCTTGTGGATGTCGAGGTAGTTTTTGAAGCTGTCGGCGTCGATCACTCTCACGATCCGGGCATCTCGCGGCGGGCTCGGAAGCAGTTCGTCGGCGGTTTTGACCACAAAGTCCTTCGGCACTGCGATGTGCGGGACGCCTTCGATGCTTATGGCGAAGGGCTTTGCCACTTCGACGGGGATGGTGTTCTGGATGTTGGTGTCGGACATTTTGGAAACCTCAGTTCACTTTCTTAAAACGTTCTTCTTCGGCGACCGGCTCTTCTGTCGGTTCAACCTTGTCGAAATTGAGCTTGCGCTGGCGAGGATCGGATTCACACAGATCGCCGTCATCGGTCGCAAAAAGGATCGTCTCAGCGGTCGGCAGCTTCGGCGTCTTGAGATTGACTTCATCGCTGACGATCACGGAAGATCCGCTGTTCTTTGTGGCCGGTTTCACAGAGATCTTGATCGTCAAGGTGCCGCTCTTTCCGATGAAGCCGACACAGCGGTTGAGTTCGCGCAGGGCCTCATCGATGTCTTCCAGAAGGCCTCCTTGGCGGATGAGTGCAAGTTGGGTCATTGGTTTCTCCTTATCCTCTGCTGGTGACGCGAATTTCTTGCGAGAGTTCGATGCCGGGCAGATCGACCGTGCCACCGGTGGCGGTGACGAAGCGCTCGATGGCGTGAACGTTGATGTCGATGCAGTTCAGAAGCTCGGTGTGCGTGGCTGCATACACAAGGAAAGCGGGTGCGTCTTTGACTTCGGCCTTCCATACCTTGGTGGTGCTCATGCCTTTGGTCTTCTCAACCTTGACGACCGGGGCCGCGGTTACGGTTGCGGCAGCCTGTTGCAGGGCTTCTGCCTGCTCAGGCGTTTCGGCTTCCTTTGCCTTGGCATCGAGCGCTTTGCGCTCTGCTTCGGCTTCCAGTTCAGCCTTACGGCGTGCTTCGGCGGCTTTACGCTCCTTTTGCGCGATGTAGCCGCCGATTTCCTTTTTGATCTGTCCGATGGCAGTCTGGTAGCTCTCGGTGACCGGCTTGAAAAGCGCCATCACGTTCTTCTTAGCCTGATCGAGAGGAGCCGTGATGCTCTTGCGAAGCGTGTCCAGTTCCTTGACTCGCTTGCTCATGCCGTTCATCTGCTCGGTTGCGAATTGCAGGTCAGATTCGTTCTGAATAATGATCAACGAGGCGGTGTTCTGTGCCGCCGCGGCCTCGCTCAGAAGCTGATTCTGCTCGGGGACTTGGATGGTTACGTTTGTAGTAGTCATTGGGTCTGCCAGTGATAGATGCCCAGAAGGGCGTTGAAACAGGTTTCGTCATTCCAAGACGAGAATTCGGTGACTTTGAAGGAGCCGTCGCCGCGAAGCTGAAGGGCAGCACGGCGGTAGGTTCCTCCGTAGTAGCCTTCGGCCAAGGCGACGTATGCGGCAAGCTGCACGCCGACGTGCGGATGGATGCTTGAGGTGGTCTTGATGTCGATGACCCACAGCTCACCATTGATGCGGCAGATGCGGTCCAGCGTCCCTGCGTACTTGGAGCAACCAAGACGATCCTCAATGTGAAAGATTTCCGGGCGGGTCGCCGCTTTCCATCGCTTGTAGGCGTTCAGATACGGCATCCACTCAGGCGCGACCGAGTCTTCATCGAGTTCGTCCAGATCAAGCAGCTCGGTGCAGGCGTGGACGGCGGTGCCGAAGTCCGCAGCCCTGCGCAGAGTTTCTCGATCGATCTCGCCATAGACTGCGGTCGTGAGTGGGCGGAGGATGCGGGACACACTCGGTACCCGAACCCCGCCCACGGTGTATAGGTGCTTGGCATCATCAAACTCAGGCCGAACTACGTGACCGGGGATGATGATGGAACTCATTGGTCGGCTCCTTCGGCTGCGGCCAGACTGATGTCGGCTTGGCGTCGCTGGAAGGCATCTCGGATTGCAGGATTCGACTGCATATCAGTGGGCATTGAGACCCAGATCTGCATCAGGTCTTGTCTGGTTCGAGCTTGGTGAAGTTGCTCAAGTACCTTGTCAAACTCTTGTGAGTTGTCCTGGACTGGGTCTTTCTGTGCGGCGGGTTCTGCGGGCTCGTCTTGTGGTACCTGCGGTTCAGTTTGTGCCACTTCGGCATCGACGACAGTTGTCTCGTCCGCGGCGGCAGCCTTTTTGCGGCGCGGCATCTTGCGTGTGGACTTTTCGTCCGCGGCAGGCGGGTTCGACTGCTCGGCGTGCTCGCCGATAATGATGTCTTCCTGCTCTTCGCCGGAGGACATACCTGAAAGCACGTCCGGGAAGGCATCGCGCAGAGCAAAGGCTCGGGCGCGCATCTTGAGCATGCGCTTGGGGTATTGCTTCCAGGGGCCCATTTTCCCCCATAGTCCGGCTCGCTTTGCGTCGGCCACGCTGAACTGCCCGATGATCGGTGACTCGAGCCCTTTGCGTTTGACCGTACAGATAGCGGTGAGGTCGTCTTCTGTGTTGCCGCCTACGAAGGTTTCCTTGAAGTCGGCCATCTGGCCGCTTGCCATGGCCACTGCCAGAAGGCCGTCGCCGTACATGCTGGGCTTGCCGTTGATGACGGCGATGTACTGGAGACCTTGCACTGTCGGGATGCCAAGCGTGTGACTCCACATCATGGCCACGACGACATCCTGCGGACGGCCCTGAAAATTTTTCGGGATCAACTGAGATCCGGACATGATGTCGGCCATTTTCATGGCCTCTTCGAAATTGGTTGGTGCTGGCAAAAGTTCTTTACCTGACATGAGTGACTCCACAAAAAAAAGCCCGCACGACGGCGGGCTTTGCTGAGAGAAAGGGAAGGGGTTAGAGGAGAGACTGAATGGCCTTTGGAATGATTGCTTTGAGCGTTTCCGCTGTGAGCCCCAGTCCGGTCTGGATGGCGCAGGTCTTTATGGCATTCCAGAGCTTCGGCTGCCTGAGCGCGTTGAGCAGCTCGTGCCCGTGAGCGGTCAGCCGAGGTGCGGAAAGCAGTGCTACCTTGGCACTTCCGAGAGCTGGAATAAATGACACGCCGTCAATCGCGCCGATCTCGAGAAGAATCTTGAGATGCCCGTCGATCACGAAGCGAAGGGCTGCCTTTCGGTCGCCGGCTAGGTTGTCCGGAACGAACTGATCTTCGAGCCATCGGGCATCGTCGAGAGCCTCTTTCTCGAAAGAGGGCAGACGCTCTTCCTCAATGGCAGTCATCAGCTCCTGCAACAGATTCCAGTTTTGTCTCATCTAACACCCTCAAGCATTTCTCTGATGATCAGAGATTACTTCTTTTCCTCTTCGGCAGGTTTATTTTCTTCTTCCGACTGCTTCTTAGCTTTTTCCGCTGCTTCCTTTTCGGCGGCGGCCTTGGCTTTTTCCTCGGCCTGCTTCAGGACAGCCTTCACATAGACTGCCGAACGGTCGGCAATGTCCTTGAACTGCAAGGCGGCCTGCTCGATGCGGACACCGTCCTCGGGGGCAGCCAGTCCGTTGGCGGCCTCAATGGTGAGTTCGACGATTTCCTTTGAGAGACGAGTCATGTCGCGTGCGGCGCGGCCGACGGATGCGGGATCGATAACTGCGTAGGTCATAGGTACTCCTAAAAAAAAAGAGCCTCCGATCGGGGAGGCATTTGTCAAAAGATCTTCCAGACCACCAAAGCGATGGACGAACCGAAGCCGATGATGCTGAGCGCGATCAATCGGCCGTGTTTTTTCAAGAACGCCCGGCGCGCCTGCCATTTGTGGATCAGCGCCTGGCGCTCTTTGTGCTTCTGCAGAGCTGGATCAAAGTAAGCCTCTTTCATGTCGGCTCCGGAAAAAGAAAAAGCCCCGCGGGTGCGAGGCTTGGTGTGTGTACGAAAAAGCCCGCGCTTGGCGGGCCTTGTGAATTCTTAGTGTTTGTGTTTAAGGAGCTTCAATGCGAGAGCGAAAGCAACCACAGCACCAACGGCGCAGATGGTTCCGAAAAGTGTCCAAGTGCTCATTCTGTGTACTCCAAAATGTAAGTTAACCCGATTGACACTGCCAAGCAGGCTAGACCAATAAATTGGCCATCAGGCACTCCTTGAAACACGCCAACCGCCAGTCCAGCGACGCCGATCTTTTCGTAGATGTCAGCGAAGCGTTTGACCAGCGCTCTAATCTGTTGATCTGTCAGTTTCATTATATTGTCTCAAGTTGCATCATGACGTATCAGGACGCATCATGTTGTATCACGTGCGCATTCTACTAGTTGAAGAAAAGGGCCCACGTCAGCCCTCTAGCCGTGACGAAATGTCACGTCTTTGAAGGCTGAAATTGGCCTTTTTTATGGGGCGGCTGCACCCCCGCTAACGGTGTCTCGGTTGACTACGGACCCGTGCCGCGCTCGGCTCCACAGTTGCCACACTGCTTCATAGCGTCCGGTGGACTTCCACCACCTCGTCGTCTCTTTTCGTGAGTTGCGTCCTTTTGTCTACCGCCCCGAGGTTCAAGGTCTTACGGATCGAGCAGGAGATAACTCGAATAACTCGAAACGGAGCGGCAGACAGAAGGGCGCGCCTTCTGTGCTGTTTCAGTAGCCGGTCATTCCTCCGATGCCGAACAGGATCAGAAAAAGGAATCCTCCGAAAACCGCGAACAGCAGCGCAAAACTTTCTTCAGGCTTCTTCATGGAGCTGCTCCTTCACTTCGCTGATGAAGCCTTCGGCGTACCCGACCAAGTCCAGGGCGCCAGCGTGGCCAGCGGAAACGTCAATCTGGCCACCTTTGTAGGCAAGAACAAGGCTGCAACCTATGAGCGACCACTCGGCGACGAACTGGCCACGGACCGTGTTGATCGAACCTTCCGTGTTGGCCTTGAGGTTCCGGATTCCGGTGCAGAAGTCCTCGAAGGGAACATCCATCAGCCAAGCCTTGAAGCCGTCGAAGTTCGTGACGCTCACGTCAACCGTCTTTCCGTTGTGGCAGCGCAGGTTGAAGTAGACGCCGCGGACAATGGCGTAGCCGTAGGTGCTTTCGACGGGCTTGAAACTCGTTGTCATTTGTCTTTCTCCATTACCAAGGGTGGCGGCGGACACGTTCCTCTTCTTCTTCGTCCGTCAGCGCGTCCTGATAGGCAACGCGCTCTTCGCTGCGCAACGTGTCGGCGTCATCGGTGGCACCGAACGCATCCTCCAAAAAGTCCGCGAAGTAGTCCGCGAGGATGATCCGTGTGCGTCCCTTTGCGCTTTCGAGGCTCTTGTAGATCAGATCGTCGACGTCGTTGCGGAACTGAGCTTTTTTCGCAGCGGCATCGCTGATGTCTCTTGAGGCCTGTGCGAGGCCGAAGGTGTCGATCGAGGGGGTCATTACTTGTCCTTCCTACGGCAGACGACATCGAGGGCGTTCAAGGCTCTGACCAAAAGGTTGACGCCCCTTCTTGTGCGATCGATCTCTTCAGAGAGGTCGGCGATTTTTTCTCCCTTGGCGATACGCACCATGCGGGCGACAATCTCCGGCTTGATCGAAGCTTGAATTTCCTCGACGGCTTCTTGCAGTTGGTATTCCGCAAACTTGACGGCGTCTTCGCCTGTGAGCGTGATTTTGTTGGGTTGGTATTCGATCATGGTGTTCTCAAGTTGCTCTTAAAAATCGGTAAGAAGAACTTTAAGCTAGACTTGAGAGAAAATCAAGTTTGACTTGATGGCGAAATTTTAATAATTCAAGCGAAACTTGATCTTTGTCAAATTTCAGGCACAAAAAAACCGCCCCGAAGGGCGGTGTGCTCGGTAAGCAGAGGAATGCCTACGCAAATCTCATTGTTTGAATCGTTTCCTCGGCAACCGAAGAGGCGGCTTTGCGCAGATCCTGTAGGCGGGAATTAACTTTGCTGACAAAAGCAAGCCCTGCCATGCCGCTCTTTTCGCGCTCGCAAATAAATTCAATGCCTCGTGCGTAAGCAGGAAGCGTAAGAAAATCGCCCGCCTGCCAATCTTCGGCCATGCAATCAATCAGGTAATCAACCACTTCTTCGTCGGTCATGCCGACGGTGGGGTTAAATTTTTTAAGCTTCAGCGTCGCCATGTTGTTCATCCGTTAAGAAAGAAAAATCCTGCGCTGCCATCTCGAGCGCTTTTTGAATATCGGAATCCTGCGTCTTTTTGTTCCCTCCGATAAGTAGCACGATTATACGGCGTTCATGTATCTTGTAATAAAGGCGATAACCTTGCCCAACATCAATGCGAGCTTCAGAAATGCTTTGAATTTTCTTCACATCTCCAAAGTTTCCAGATGCCATCCTGGTAATGCGGGCATTGATAGCTCGCTTCGCTGTCTGGTCCGTGACTGAATCTCGCCACTTATTGAAGTCGTCTGTTGTGTAAACGTCGTAGGTGCGCAGCATCATAGGCATCTTTCACCTCATTTTGATTCGCTTCTCGATGACGATCAGCGCTTCTCGCCAGTCCACGAGTAGACAATCCGACCAATCACACGGATAGAACAAGATTCGTCCGTTAGGTCGATCGTGATGGGTTTGTAGGCGTCGTTGTCACTGATGAGCGAGAGCTTGCGACCGGGCAAAACCTGGATGCGTTTTGCGAACAGCAGGCCGTCAAAGCCGACGATATAAAGACCGTCTCTCGTCGCCCGTTCGACTGATGTGTCAAGCAAGACGAAATCATGGTCTTTGAGCGTGGGTTCCATCGAATCGCCGGATACTGAATGAACGACAAGCGATTGTCTGTTGACCCCGGGAAGGGTTTGATTTAGCCATTCCGCCGAAAGTCCAATCATCTTCACGACACAGTCGCTTTCACTGTCAACGAAACCGCCGAAACCTGCACTGGGTTCAATGTTCAGTTGCGGAACGACAACGACACCGTTTTGATGATCCATTACGGAGTGCGGTTCTTCGTTGCCGTACATGAGCCACTGAAGCGACACCCCAAGAAGGTCTGCCAACTCACGCAACCGAGCGGGTTTGGGAATTGATCCCTGTTGCCACAAATAGACGGACTGGACACTGACTCCCAGTCGGTTTGCGATGGCAGCGACGGACAGACCGGCCCTCTTGCGAGCTTCTTCAAAACGTTCTGCGAAAGACATGCTTAGTTCTCCTTTTTCCACAGGATACAAGGAGAAGTTGAAGATGCATATCAAGCGTGACTTGATATTTTATTCAAGTTTCAGTAAAGTTTTCCTAAAATTTCAACAAGGAGAAGTTGAATGAAGCTTGAAAAAGACTTAAATTCCTTGTCTGGCGTAGAGCTTGCCATTAAGCAGCTCAATGGCAAAGCGTATGCGTTGGCCAATCTGTGCGGGGTCTCCCAACAGGCAGTCTCGCTATGGAAGAAAAAGGGAGTGATTCCTCCGGAGCGGGTCAACCTCATTTCGGGACTTCTTGGAATTCCGCGTGAAAAGTTGAACCCAATTTTTGAGCCGACAAAGGTTAAGAAGAGCCATGCGTGACTACGGAAAAGTAAGCCCTCGCTTTTGGATAGGCGAGACAGGCAGAAAACTCCGGCAGATGCCAGATGCTCAGCGGATAGCGATGTATCTGATGACGGCACCTATGGCGGAAATGACTGGAGTGTTCTATTGCCCGATAGCAACCATTTTGAACGACGTTGGAGCGCCTTGTGAGGGGCTTCAAAGGGAGTCAGAAGGGGCTTCAGAGGGGCTTGCAAGGGTACATGAAGCCCCTTCGGAGGAGCATCTAAGGGGTGTTGAAGGGGTGAAAAGGGCCTTGGAAGCCCTAAAAAAGCTCAATTTCTGTTTTTACGACTTCGAAAGTGAGTTTGTCTTCGTCACGGAGATGGCTCGTTGCCAAATTGCCGAAAAACTCAAACCGTCAGACAACCAAGTCAAGGGCATTCGCAAATTGGTTGAAACCATGCCAAAGCCAATGCGGACGCGGTTTATAGCGCGATACAACAAAGATTTTTCGCTCGGGTTTGATGAGGAAAATGAGGAAAAACCTGCTAGCCCCTTGGAAGCCCCTTCGGAGCCCCTCCGAAGCCAGGAGCAGGAACAGGAGCAGGAACAGGATATTAATAAGAATCTTTCTGACGAAAGATTCTCGTCCGATTCGCCTGCGCTTGCGCTCGACGGCGAGTCCGACGCGCCGAAACGCGCGCCTGGAATTCCAATGCAAAAGATCGTCGAGACGTACAACGCCAAGCTTGGCTCTTCACTCGGCGTGTGCAGACAGCTCAATGCCCAACGAAAAGGGAACCTCCGTCAGCGGTGGAAGGACATAGCCGAGATTGTCGAGAGCGACAAGCCGCAAGACGTGCTTCAGGGCTTCAGCGACTACTACGCCAAGGTGTCGAGAAGCGACTTCCTCATGGGCAGGAAAAAGGACTGCACGTTCAAAGCCTCGTTCGACTGGATTCACAACAGCTCGAACTTTCTGAAGATTTTCGAAGGGAATTACGAAAATGGCCGAAAGCATGCGTAATGCGTTCTCCGACAAACAACCGGAACAGTCAGCACAGCCGCAGGGCCGCTACGTCCGTCAGCGCTGCTTTGCCGATGGCTGCTACTGCTATGCCGTCTTCATGACAGATCCGGTTAATGGTCGAGGTCTCTGCGGCTATCACTACGCAGCCGAAGACGCCAACACATGGCCGCGGATTTCGTACCTGTTGCGACGCCCGAAGGCAATCGACATGGTGCGCGCGCTTCATGCCCTGGATCAGGCTAAGCACCTTGGTTTCCTTGACTGCCAGGGATTGATCGCCCGGGTGCAAGAGTGCGGCAAAGAACTCGGCATGGCTTGGGACGATCTGCAGATGCAACAGCGCGAGTGCTGGAGAAATGGCCAAAAGTGCATCGAGACAGAGATGCCTGCGGCCTTCTACTACCGCATCAGCATGGAGTTCGAGAGTTTTATCGTCCAGTGCGCGAAGCCTACTGGCTACCGAGGCTATGAATCGCACTACGAACGCGGCATGAAGCACATCTCGGAAGCGTTCGCATATCTCTCCGGGCGAAAGATGCCCGCGCACATTCAACCGGCAGGAGAAGCCGCATGAGCCACCCCGACAAGATCACGCTGGATCGCCGCATCGTGCGAACCGTCTTCGAGGTGGCGCTCAGAGCCGACCTCAAAAAGGCGAGCCTCGCAGAGCTTGCGGCTCTCACCGAGGTCAAGTTTCAGATCGACACGAAGGAAAAGAAAGGAGCAAACCGATGATTGACCCAAAGGCGCTGCAAGACATCGCCAAGCACTACGGCAAAGACCTGCAGCTCGTGAAGGCGCAGGAAGAACTCGGAGAGGCCTGCGCGGCCATTGCCCGCTACCAGATCACGCCGAGCGACAAGAACTGGAACGAGCTCATCGGAGAGATTGCAGACGCGTTCAACATGCTCGATCAGATCACGTTCCTGCTCGGAGCTGAAGCAGCCGTCAACCACGTGCGCGAGCACAAGATTTTCCGCCAGTCAATGCGCATCAGAAAGGAGAAGCTTGCGGCATGAGAAAAGAAGACCGTTACGAGATAGCCAGACGGCAGGGCAAAGACGCTGCACTGCACGGCGAAGCCAAGAGCCGGTACACGCTGCTTTACACCAGCCGCGAAGAGCTCTCGGCTTTCGAGCAGGGCTACTACGAGGGGTTGTTGGAACTCAAGCACCGAGAGGCCAAGGAGGCAAGGAAAGATGTTCGCTGAAGGATTTGAACGAGCGGCCACGGCTAAGTCCCGGCTCTACGCTAAGGGGCGACTCAAGTCCGGGCAGATGAATCGGACAGAAAAGGCTTACGCGGCTTGGCTTGAGGCAGAGAAGCACGCCGGCCGTGTCGTCGAATATTGGTTCGAAAAGGTCAAATTCGAAATTGCTCAACCGGCATGTTCGTACCTCCCTGACTTCATGGTGCAGTATCCCGACGGCCGTGTTGAGTTGCACGAAGTCAAGGGCAGTCCTCGCATCTTCCAAGACGATGCAAAAGTTAAAGCGAAAGCATGCGCGACGATGTACCCGTTCGCCGTCAAGATAGTTTTTCCTAAAACCAAAAAATCAGGCGGAGGTTGGGATGTCTGGGAATACTGAAAACGCAAAGGATTCGGAACGCGAGCTCATCGAATATTTCCGCGTGGTCAACGGTCTGGACGAACCCTTGGGTGTGTCCGGGCTTTTGCCGCCTGCGGCTGCAGAACGACTCGTCGAAGCCGCGCGAGCCTGCAGAGCCATGCCGCCCGATCAGGCCAAGCGCCGAGTCTGCATGATCACGAGAACCGTCAACGCCATAAAGCGCGAGTTCCCGCAATACTTCAAGTAGAACCGCTCACTCATCGCGGAGGACGATGGAAAAAGGCTCCTTCAAGATGACCGCGAGACTCTACGCAGTTCTCAAGGCCATCTGCGAAGAAGGAGGAGGGACCGTCGCCGACCTGCGCGTGCGCGAACCCTACTCCGCCTATTACGACCTCAGAACATGTCTCGACAGACTGGTGGACAGGGGCTTTCTCAAGGTCAAACCGACCAAAACGGGCAAGTTCTACTACTCACGAAGCGGTCCGGATGTTCCGTCCGCACCCGGACGCTACTACCGAGGCGATACTTGAGAGCCTACTCGCCAAACGCCCACTCAAAAGCGCTTTGAATGTTCCCCAGAAGACCGTGAAGCTTTTTCTCTTCCGGTTTGGATGGGTTCGGAGGACTGTATCGACTGGCGATAGGTGTCGGCTCATGACGGATGGGACCGACACGTTTGTTTCCGCCGCCTGTCCATTCTCGTACATGAACGGTGTCGCCGTTTCTGTCCACATACGAATACTCAGCCTGAACCTCACCAATGCGCATGAAGGTGAGTTCTTCTTCAGTCAAGCCGGGGTGAGAGATTCGGGCTGTTGCCAGCGTTTCACCCCACTTCTGCTGAGCTTGTTCAAGACTGCGTTCCCCGGATTTGTTTCTTGCCGAGGCGTTGACCATCTTGTTGCCTTCGAAGTAGCACGTAAATTCAACGCGCAACTCAGCGCCCAGGTCGAAGTCCGTCACCACATTGGCTTTCCCGTCTTTGCCGTGGTTGACCTTCCAGTTGGAGAAGGACATATAGTTCTTTGCGCCGCCCGTCGCCCAAAGAGCGGCATCCTTGATCTGCGTTTGACAGATGCGAACCATCTGCTTGTCGGAGAGATTCTCGGCAGAAACGGATGCACAAAAGACGGAAAAAAGTACAAAAGCGAGTGCTTTGCGCATGGTATGAGTCCTCTTTCGTCATATTTTCGCACCGCAAAACGTAAAGAAACGTCAGAAAACAGCAAAAAAGGCGCACTTTGCTACTCGGTGCAGACTTGAGGACCACGAAACAATGACGGTTATTGCACGGTAATGGCGCTGACTACGAAACAAAGGAAGTTTGCAGAAGCATTTGCTTCAACCGGCAAGCTGCTTGAGTCGTATCAAGCAGCCGGTTTCAGCACGCAAGGGAAAGAATCTACGGTCAAGAGATGCGCCGAAAAAGTAAAAACAAATCCAGCCGTCCAGTCCTACCTCAAAGCGCTCTACGAGCAGGTGGCATCAAAGAGCGTGGCGACCCGACGGGAAATCCTTGAGCGGCTCACCGGCATCATGCGCCAGGAGAGCCAAGAGGAGCAGGTCGTCGTCGAGCAAAAGGGCGACTACACGTCCGAAGCTCGCATCATCAAGGTGAGGGCGTCACACGCCAGCGCACTCAAGGCCATGAAGCTTTTCCTGGACATGACCGGAGGCGTTGAAGAGAAGCCGGCGGACGACAGCGCGGCAATCGTTTTTGTCGAAGACCTTCCCGAAGACGAGAAGACGGAGGCGCCCGATGGCGAAGATTGTCCGGCTTAGTCAGGTTGTCGGCGGCGGGTACTCCGAATTCTGGAAAGACCAGAGGCGCTACGAGTGCATCAAGGGAGGCCGCGCATCCAAAAAGTCCAAGACCGCTGCGCTTCGCATGATCTTTCGTCTCATGAAGTACCCGAAGTCGAATGCACTCATTGTGCGCCGCACTTTCGCCACACTCCGAGACAGCTGCTACTCGGACCTGAAATGGGCTGCCGAACGCCTGGGCGTCGCGCACCTGTGGAAATTCTCGGTCTCGCCGCTCGAAGTCACGTACCTGCCCACTGGCCAGAAAATCCTTTTCCGCGGCATGGACAACGCGCTCAAGATCACATCGATCAGCGTGCCGCACGGCGTGCTTTGCTTCGTCTGGATCGAGGAGGCCTATGAGGTCACGGACGAAGATGCCTTCAACAAGCTCGACATGAGTATCCGCGGTGAGGTGCCCGAGGGGCACTTCAAGCAGGTCACGCTTACGCTCAACCCGTGGTCGGAAGCGTGGTGGGGTAAGAAGCGCTTTTTTGACACACCGAGCGACAACGTCTTCACGCTCACGACGACCTACCGCTGCAATGAGTGGCTCGACGACACCGACAGGCGCCTTTTCGAGGAGATGAAGAAGAACAACCCTCGGCGCTACCGCGTCGAAGGTCTCGGGGAATGGGGCATCAGCGAAGGTGTAATTTACCAGCGCGTCGAGCAGCAGGGCTTCGACTGGAAGAAGCTCGTTGCCGCGCGAGACGAAGAACTCAAGCGCAAAGCCGGCATGTGGGGAAAGATTGCCGAGAGGGATCGCCTGCGCCTCATCGCGGGCGTGGACTTCGGCTATACCGACCCGACGGCTTATGTCGTGCTGCTCATCGACGAGCGCGAGCAGACCATTTACGTGGTCGATGAGATCTACAAGACCAATGTCACCAACCAGATGCTCGCCGATCAGATCATTCGGCGAAATTGGGGCGGTCTGAGACTCATCTGTGACTCGGCCGAGCCCAAGTCGATCCAGGAGCTGCGCGATCAGGGTTTGAAGGCAGAAGGCGCCTCCAAGGGACGCGACAGCGTGCTTTTTGGCATCCAGAAACTGCAGAACTTCAGATGGGTTGTGCATCCGCGTTGCGGCAGCTTCTGGCGGGACATCACGTCATACGCCTGGGCAAAGACGCCCAGCGGCAAATTCAAGGATCAGCCGGATCACGAGTTTTCGCACGGTCCGGACGCAGCTCGATATGCCGCAATGAAGCTTCTCAACGGCTCCGGCATGAGTTTCGAGTAGGGGGTTCCGAATTCGGAAAAAAGCATGAAAGGCACTTTACGACTGCGCTCATACTTTCCTTCGATATGAGAAAGCCGCTCGGTGCTGGAACACCGAACGGCCGGGAATGAATCTTGATGGAGCGATTCTAAAGACCAAAGTCAACCTAGAAGATGACTTATGGACATGAGGATTTTATCAGCAGTTTTAAGTCCTGTGATCAAGTGGCTTGTCATGAAGAAAGATAACGAGCTTCCCTGGGTTACGCGCATTTTCAGGTGGGTGGCCTTGGTGCTCGGCACACTTTTTGCGTCCGGGTACACCGTCCATTGCTATTTAGAGTGGTTCCTTCAATGATCTTCGACCTTTTCTCCCCTCAGTTCGCCATGACGCTCACGCAGCACGGCGCTGAAAACTACATGACGGACATTGAGTTTCTGCAGCTTGAGCTTGCTCGATGGTTGCCGGGACCGGTGCGAGCCAGACAGCTCGACGGCGAAGCCTACTACCTTGGTGTGCAAGATGTGCGCGAAAAAAAGCGCACGGTGATGGGCGAGCTCGGTGAGCCGGTAGAACTCAAGGCTCTGCCAAACAACAAGCTCGTGGACAACCAGTTTGCGAAACTCGTCGATCAGAAGGCCAGCTATCTGCTTGGCAAGCCCATCACTTTCGAGTCGAAGAACAAAGACTTGCAGGCGATTCTCGACGAGGTGTTTGACAGCGACTTCCAAAGCCGCTTGCTGATGGCCGGAACCTACTCCGTCTGGGGCGGCATTGCGTGGGTCTATCTGTACTTCGATCAGGAAAACAAGCCGAAGTTCCAGTTCTTCAAGCCCTACGAGGTGCTGCCGTTCTGGAACGATGCGGAACACACGGACTTGGACTGTGCTGCGCGTGTCTACCTCGTGGAAGGGTACGAAGGCGGTGTGCCGAAGGTCTGGCACAAGTGCGAGATCTTCACACACAACGGTATTTCGCGGTTTGATCTTGACGGCGCCACGCTGACCGCCGACGTGGACAATCCGGGCGGATACTACGCGCGCCAGGGCGACGAGAATTTCCGCTTCAAAGACGGGAAGATTCCGCTGATCCCGCTCAAGTTCAACTACTACGAGCAACCGCTGATTTCTCGAGTCAAAGGCTTGCAGGACGCGTACAACCAGATTCTTTCGTCCTTTGCTGACCGAACCGAGGAAGACATCCATTCCACCATCCTGGTCATTAAGAACTACGATGGGCAGGATTTGAGTGAGTTCCGCCAAAACCTTGCGACCTACGGCGCCATCAAGGTCCGTTCCGTCAACGGAGAAGCCGACAGCGGCGTCGATACCTTGCGCATCGAGGTGAACACAGAGAACTTCCAAGTCGTTTTGCAGTGCTTGAAAAAGGCCATCATCGAGAACGGCCGAGGCTACGACGCCAAGGACGACCGCATCGGTTCGAACGCCAACCAGATGAACATCAAGTCGATGTACATGGACATCGATCTCGACGCTTCCTTGATGCAAAACTGCTTCACGCAGGCGCTCGAGAAAATCATTCGCTTCGTCTGCGAGCGCAGAGGTGTGGCATACGAGCCCGTTCGCATCACGTTCAACCGAGACCAGATCATCAACGCTGCGGAAGTCATCCAGTTGCTTCAGGGACTCGGCGTCCGAGTGTCCAATCGCACGCTGCTCGGTCAGCTGCCGTTCGTCGCGGATGTCGACGAAGAAGAACAGCGACTTAAGAAGGAGGATGACGAACTGGAGATCTACAAGGATGGATTTCCTGCACAAAACTCTGCCCGGAGCCGAGTAAATGAAGCCGAATGATCCCTACTGGCAGGAGCGTTTTGAGTCGCTCGAAGCGTCCCGACACGACAAGAGCGTCGAGAAGGTGCGGGAGGTTGTCCGCAACCTTTCAAATGCGGAAAAAGAGATCATTGCCGACATTGAAATGTGGTATGGACGCTATGCCGGTGAGCAAGGCGTTTCGTATGCGGAGGCCAAGAAAAGACTGACGGCGGCCGAGCTCAGGCGATTCAAGATGTCCGTCGAGGAGTACATCCGCAAGGCCTCCGATTTCGTTGAGGCGGAGACTTGGCAAAAGCAGCTCAAGGAAATGTCCGCCCGGGTGCATGTAGCGCGTCTCCAGTCCTTGCTCATCCAGGTTCAGGCCGCAGTCGAAGCGGCGTACCAGTCGATCAACGCGGAGATCACAAGCTATCTGGCGGATGCGCTTCAGGACGAATATTTTCGTGCCGCGTATGAGCTTCAGGTCGGTGTCGGATATGGGGTTTCGGTAGCAGCCCTGGATACCAAGACGATCGAGAGCATTCTCGAAAAAGCTTGGGCGGCCGACGGCGTTAATTTCTCGGGGCGAATCTGGCAGGAGCGGGCGACGCTTGTGAACAAGGTCGCTCAAATCATCTCGCAAGGCGTAGCGCGAGGCATAGGCGCCAAGGAAATGGCTCAGCAGCTTGACGACGTCACGGAGCAGGTGTCGGCCGCCATCAAAACGCGCATGTCCAACTGCGAGCGACTCATCCTGACGGAAACGGCGTTTTTTCAGGAAGACGCCCACTTTCGAGCCTTCAAGGAAATGGATGTCGAGAGCTACGAGCTTGTGGCAACACTCGACAGTCGCACGTCCGAGATCTGCCGGGAAATGGATGGCAAGACTTTCAAGCTGTCGGATCGTCAGATTGGTGTTACAGCGCCTCCGTTTCATCCTCGGTGCCGCACCACGACGATTCCTTTTATCTCCTTTGGCAAGCGCAGCGCGATGCGTGCTGCACGCAATGCCGACGGCAAATCCGTCGAGGTTCCGTCATCGATGACGTACCGCGAATGGGCGGAGAAATTCGCGGAGCGCTGAACACTATACGACCGTGCTCATACTCCCTTCCAATGACGAAAAAGCCGCTCGGACCGGCATCCGAACGGCTGTGTCGTTTTTGTCGCCATGAAGTCAACTTAGCAACGAGGGAATTTTACATGGGCACCAAGAAAAACGTTATGAAATTGAGCAAACAGCAGGCGTTCTGGTCGGGCGTTATTCGTGGCGTCATTGGCAGCGCTGTCTTTTTTGCAGGGCTGGTGACGCTGATCTACTACATGATCGAGATTGTTCAAGTGCTGAACTAAGGCTTGGGAGGAATCATGGAAGCAGTTTTGCTGTGGTTCTTGTTTGCCTGGGCTGTGGCGTTTTCCGTACCGACATTCCTGAATGCATGGCGAGAAATTCGCAAATTCATTCGAGAGTTGATGGGGCATTCGGAGTAAGCGCTCTGAACACTATACGACTGGGTTCAAACTTCTGTCAGCTTATGGCGCTGAGCGCATCAGCGCCCCGACAACACCGGACTGAACCGGGTTCTAAATGAGTTGGAAGGAGAAGTTGTGAAACTCGAAGAACTGACTGCACTGGGGCTTTCTGACGAACAGGCGAAGGCCGTTTTTGAAAAGTTCGGACAAGACATCCCGAAGTCCCGATTTGACGAAGTGAACAACGCCAAGAAGGCTGCCGAAGACATGGTCTCGCAGCTCACCGGCGAAATCAGCGGACTCAAGAAGGGGCAGTCCAAGGAGTTTGCCGAGCAGGTCGAAAAGCTCAAGGCCGACTACGAAGGGAAGATGAAGCAGATGAAGCTTGACTTCGCTGTGGACTCGGCTCTGTCGGCGGCCGGTGTTCGTTCGACCAAGGCCGCGCGCGCTCTGATGAACGTGGACGACCTCAAGCTCGACGGCGACAAGGTTTTGGGACTTGACGATCAGATCAAGACGCTCAAGGAAGGCAACGATTGGCTTTTTGCCAAATCTGCCACCCAGGCGCCTGCCGGCATGGAGCCTGCCAAGCCTAACGGTTCTCAGGCTCAGACGGTCGGCACGACCGGCAAAGAAGCTCGAGCCAAGCAGTTCAAAGAGGCCTATGAAAAGGCTCAGAGTCAGAACAACTTCGCGCAGCAGCTCTCTCTTGTGGAGGCGGCTGCAAAAGAAGGCATCAACTTACAGTGAGATAAAAAATGGCTGGAATTTCCACGACCGGAACCACCCCCAACTATCAGGGTGCACTTTTTCAGGCGGCACGCCACAAGACCCCGTTTCTGTCCATGATCGGAGGTCTCGGCAACACGCGTGTCACGACCAACCAGGAATTCCCGACCGGGGTTCTATATGAGACTGAGGCCGCGGCTCAGCCGGCAATTTCGGAAACAGCATCGATGACGGCTCCTGCCATCACGTCGATTGCCCGTGAGCAGGAAGTTAACACCACGCAGATCTTCCAGTACACCTTCGGCGTGTCCTACAACCGCATGGGCAATTCCGGACGCCTTGCCGCTGACGGCGAAAGCTTGACGGCAGGTCTCGGTATCGAACAGCCCGACGAGCTCGCTTTCCAGCGTGCGGCCAAGCTGCAGAAGCTCGCTAAGGACTTGGAATACACCTTCCTGTGCGGCAAGTACCAAAAGAGCACAGGAGACAGTGTTGCGTCCAAGACCCGCGGCATGATCGAACTTTGCTCGACCGGAAACACGATTGCCGCCGGCAATGCCGATCTGACGATCGACATGATCGAAGATCTGATGATCAAGATGTTCAATGCGGGCGCCGAGTTTACGAATCCCGTGCTCTTCTGCTCGGCTGTCGTGCGCAAGAAGATCTCGGATCTGTACGCCAAGCTTTACGGCTTCACGACTCCGGCAACGCGCAATGTCGGCGGCTATGCCATCGACACCATTGTGACGAACCAGAGCACTTTGGGCATTGTGCAGGACTTCTACATGCCCAACGACACGATCCTCGTTGCGGACATGGCCTACATCTCGCCGGTCTTCCTCAACGTCCCCAACAAGGGCACCGTTTTTGTGGAAGACCTTGCCAAGGAAGGTGCTTCTTTCCGTCAGATGCTTTACGCAACCGTTGGCTTGGCTCACGGTCCGGCGTTCCTGCACGGGTCGATCACGGGTATTAAGACCCCAGAAAGCGAGCTTGATTTGAATTCCGTCGGCAAGGCCAAGGTTGGTCAGGCAAAGGCTGCTTAAGGAGGATTAAACATGGCAACTACGGCATATACCGCGAAAGATTGGAACACGGGCGACATCATCGCTGAAACCGATCTGGATCACATCGAGCAGGGCGTTAAGGCGGCGACAGATGCTGTGATCGCTTTGGAGGGACAAGAGGTCAAGCAAGGTGCGTCGTACCGTATCTCGACCGAGACCTTCAGCGCATCCAAGGCTGACTGCCAGGCTTCCGCCGTGTCTCCCGGTGCCGACACGCTTCCGATTATTGTCGGTGACTTGATCGAGGACGCGACGAAGGCTGTCTGGCAGGTGACGGCGGTGTCGGGTGCCACCTTTACGGTGGGCGCGGCAGCTGTCCGAGCGGCGCCTGCAGCCTGATGAGCTAACAAAGGCCCCGCTTCGGCGGGGCTTTTCGATAAGGGGTCAAGCGTGAACGATCAAGAATTCATGGATGCGGTCAAAGGTCGGTTAAAGCAGTTTGGGGTTGTGGCAGACGATCAGACAATTTGCTACTGCCGATCGTTGTCAGATGCTCGCATCACGAACTTTTTGAATGCCTCTGCCGTTCCTGACGGGTTGAAAACCGAGCAGGCCGAAGAGGTTGCCGGGGAAGTTTTGAAGCTTCTCTACAGCCTGGGTCGAATCGAAAGCGTCGAGAGCGTGATCTCGTCGGTGAAGGAAGGCGACACCACGGTGACCTTCAATGCCGCAAATGATCCGACAGCCAAGTTCAATGCACTCGTGGACGGCATGCGCGTGTCTACCGGTTCGCTTGTGCGTTATCGGAGGCTGACATGGTGACCGACCACGTCAGACGCGCTGTCGAGCGGCTCTACAAGGGCGTGGCAGTCATCTCGGAATTGAAGGCCGAGAAGAACGAAGCCACCGGCGGAGAGCTGCCGGCAAAGTTTGTTCCCGTAGCCGAAGACGTCAAGTGTCGCCTCTCCTTTTCGACCGTTCGAACGACAGACGAATCGGAATCGACGGCCGCAGTCGTCCAGGTGGTCAAACTTTTCTGCTCGCCTGACATCACGATCAAGCCCGGCTCTCGGATTACGGTCACTCAGGAAGGGCGAACGACTGCCTACGAAGCATCCGGTGCGCCCGCGGTTTACCGAAGCCATCAGGAAGTCATCCTCACGATTCCGAGGGGGACTTATGCCCAGTAGGAAGCTCGGCGGCATTGTCATCAAGCGCGGGAAGGTTGGCGACCTGACCAAGCGCTTGCGGAAGGAAAATTTCGAAGCCGTGATGAAGAAAACAGCCGACACCGTGGCAGCCGAAGCTTTTGGCCGAATCGTCAAAGCCACACCCGTTGACACGGGTCAGCTGCGCCGCTCCTGGACACTTCAGCCGGCTGTCAAAACCAAAAGCGGCTACTCGGCCACGATCGGAACCTCGCTTTTCTACTCGATTTATGTCGAGTACGGGCACCGAATCATGCGCAACGGCAAGCAGATCGGGTACGCGCCGCCGAAGTATTTCCTGCGCGACGCGATGGATGCGTTCAAGCCCGAGTCGCAGAGATTTGCACAGAGGGCTTTTGAGGAGGCTTTGAGACATGCAGTTAGGGGTTAGTGACCTGATCGACGGCGTGGTCAAGACGCTCACGTCGACTTTTGAGGATTGCGCTGTCTACACGGATGCGGTGCCGCAAGGACTGAAGCTGCCGTGCTTCTTTGTCTTCGTGACGCGATTTAAGGCTCGTGCTCGCGTGAGCTTGAACGGGCAACTGGAACGGCAGGAAGTGATGTTCGACGTGATCTACAACCCGAAGGACATTGCTTCGCTGCGCACGGAGTCTCCCGCAATTGTCGAAAAGCTCTTTGAGGTTTTCCGCACCATCGATCTTCTCACCGGCGACAAGGTGCCGGTGCAAAAGCGCGAGGTGCGCTACACGGACGAAGCAATGATTTTTTCCATGCTGATTCCAGTCTCCGTTCGCTATCCGGATTCGGACGTGGCGCTCATGGAAACGCTGGAACTGAACACTATACGAGTGAGGTGAGAATGACGGACAAGGCAAAACGCAAGCTCGTGACGCGAAGCGTTACGAAAAGCGCAGTGCTGAGAAGCTGCAGATTTCGTCGGTATCGCGATGTGCTCGCCGTGATCCTCAAGGATGACGAGCGGTACACGGTCGATGACATCCGCAAGAAGCTCAAGGATTTTTACAGCAAAGAGGTGAACTAAATGTTGGGTGGTGGCACTTTTACCGTGCAAAACAAAAAGCTCCCCGGCGCTTACATCAACTTCGTGTCGGCAGCTCGCGCCAGCGCAACGCTTTCTGATCGAGGCATTGCGGCACTGGCGGTTCCGCTCTCCTGGGGGCCCGTCGGAGAGGTGATTAAGCTCGAGCAGAGCGATTTTCTCTACTCGAGCCGTCGAATTCTCGGCTACGACTACGCCGATGATGCCTTAAAGGGCTTGCGCGATCTCTTCATGGGTGCGCAGACGGTCTACCTGTACCGCCTGAACTCCACGGCGACGAAGGCCAAGAACACCTTTGCCGAAGCGCTCTATGCCGGTGTGCGAGGCAACGATTTTTCGGTTGTCATCGAGACCAATGCCGACAGCGAAGAGATGTTCGACGTGATGACCTATCTGGGCACCACGCAGCTTGATATTCAAACGGTTGCGGACGCCTCCGAACTGGTGGACAACAGCTGGCTTCACTTCTTGCCGGAAGCCGAATTGGAGCAGACGGCCAAGACGCCGCTCACGGGCGGCACCGACGGCACTGTGACGGCGGGTGACTGGCAGTCGGCCATCGCCAAGCTTGAAGGCTACAGCTTCAACACCTTCGGTGCGGCGACGGTTGACGAATCGGTCAAGAAGCTCGTTGTTCAGTGGACCAAGCGCATGCGTGACGAGCGAGGTGTCAAGTTCCAGACGGTCGTTTACGACTATGCCGAAGCGGACTACGAAGGTGTGATTTCGGTGAATACGGCCGCCAAAACCGCATCTGCTGCTGCGTCTGCCAAGGCGGGTTCTGCGCGCGTTGGCGAATCCAAGGCGGGCGGCGACGATACCGAAGCGGGTGCCGTTTACTGGGTGACGGGCGCGCAAGCAGGTTGCCGCGTGCAGTCGAGCCTTACGAACGCGACGTACACGGGCGAGACGGAGCTCGTCATCGATGACGATCAGGACAAGCTCGAGACCGCTATCGACAGCGGCATGCTCGTCTTCCATCGCGTGGGTGACGAAGTCCGCGTGCTTACGGACATCAACACGCTCACGACCTTTACTGAGGAAAAGAGCGAGGACTTCTCGAAGAACCAGACGATTCGCGTGATCGATCAGATCGGCAACGACATTGCCGTCATCTTCAACACGCAGTTCCTGGGCAAGGTCAACAACGATCAGTCCGGACGCATCTCCTTCTGGTCGCAGATCGATACGCATCACAAGAAGATGCAGGACATTCGAGCCATCGAGAACTACGACAACGAGGACATCGTTGTGATGGCGGGCGAGGAGAAGGGTTCTGTCGTGGTGAACGACGCCGTACAGCCGACATCCGCAATGGAGAAGCTTTACATGACGGTTCGCGTCAATTGAGAGGAGTTTGAGAAATGGCAATCACGATGAATGTACGTGATGCACTGAGCGGCGCGGCCGGCGAGTGCTACTTCACGATCAACGGCAACCGTTACAACTTCATGCAGGTCAAGAACATTGATGTGACGGCCGAAAAGCAAAAGGTGGATGTGCCGATTTTGGGACGTGTCAACAAGGGCCACAAATCGGTGGGAATGACGATTTCCGGAACTGCGACCTTCCACTACAACACGTCGGTTTTGCGTCAATTGCTTCTGGACTACAAGAAGACGGGCGGCGACTTCTACTTCGAAATGCAGGTCACGAACGAGGATACGACCTCGAGTGCCGGGCGCCAGACCATTGTCCTCAAGGACTGCAACATCGACTCGCTCACGCTCACAAAGCTCGATGCCGACAGCGACCAGACGCTTGACGAAACGATGGACTTCACCTGTGAGGACTTCGAAATGCCCGAAAGCTTCAACATTTTGGACGGCATGCGAGCCTAAACCGTTTTTCAGGGCTTCGGCCCTGAATTTTTCTCAGAAGGAAATTTTCGATGTCTGACCTTACCGCTTATCTCTGCGATCTTCCTCTCGAGTCCGAGACCAAGCAAGTCGTAATCTCCAAGCGCTTCAAGGACGCCGACGGCAATCCAATGCCTTGGACGCTTCGAGCGCTGTCTTTTGCCGACGTGACTCAGATTGAGCGCCAGAGCACCGTACGTGATGCCAAGACCGGGGCGCAGGTTCTCGATTCTGTGGCCTATCAGACCAAGCTGATGGCGGCTTCTGTTGTGGTGCCGAACCTGCTCAACGCTCAGCTGCAGGATCACTTTGGCGTGAAGTCTCCCGAGGCGCTTCTTGGCAAGCTTTTGAAGCCCGCTGAGGCGGTTCAACTGCGCAGCGAAGTGCAGAAGCTGATGGGTGACGAAACCCTGGAAGAGGCGCTTGAAGAAGCAAAAAACTGATCGAGGGCGGAAGCTTGGAAGTGCAGGTGGCACGCGCTTGCCTGCTGCGCTTTCACTGGCCGCCGTCAAAGTTTGCGGCGCTTCCGCCCAGGGAAAAGGCGCTGATTGCCGCCATTCTCTTTGATGACTCCAAGAAAGAAAAAGCCCGTCAGGACAAGCTGAGGAGAAAAAATGGCCGATAACCTGTTGTCTGCTGAGATCGTTCTGCAAGACGGATTTACGTCCACTTTGCAGCGCTTCTCCATGGGGCTTGACCGTGCGCAAGACAGGCTGAACCGCCTGCATTCGACTCTCTCGAAGCCTCTCTTGACGCCGTCGGCCTCTTTCAAGGGATTGCCCTCTCTGAGCTCCAAACCGATGGTGGGGACGACTGGAACGCTTGAGCCGTTGGTTGACAGTGCTGAAGCGGCAACTTTTGCGCTTAACCGAACGGGGGCCTCTGCGGTTTCTGCGGCCTCCGATGTCGGACTGATCAACAGCGCGGCATCCGGACTCAAGAGCACGCTTCTGAGCGTCGGTGCCGCAATGGCGACAGCATTCAGCGCCGGCACGATTGTTCGGATGGCAGACTCGCTTCAAAACGTTCGATCTCGTCTGGCGCTTATCAATGACGGCAATCAGACGGTGCCGGAACTCGAACAAGGTGTGTACGAGGCGGCGCAGCGTTCTCGCACCGACATGACAACGATGGGGCAGGTCATTACCCGCGTTGGTATGAACGCAGGCAGCGCTTTTAGCTCCACCAAGGAAATTGCGGCTTTTTCTGAAATTCTCGCCAAGCAATACGCAATCGCGGGTGCTACGCCTGAAGAAATGCAGAACTCCATCATCCAGCTCACGCAGGGCTTGGGCGCGGGCGTTCTGCGCGGTGACGAACTGCAGTCTGTCTTTGAAGGCGCTCCCACGATCATCCAGTCGATTGCGAAGTATCTGGACGTACCGATTGGAAAAATCCGAGATTTGGCTTCTGAAGGCGTTCTGACGGCTGACATCGTGAAGAACGCTGTCATGTCTTCCGCCGATGACGTCAATAAAAAGCTCGACTCTATGCCTCTGACATGGGCTCAAGCCTGGGTTCGATTCAAGACGTCGGCGACGATGGCTTTCAAGCCCGTTCTGGATCAGGTCTCTGCCTTGGCCAACAACAAGACGCTTATGCAGTTTACGTCTGTGGCTATTGCGGGCGTTGAGCGTCTCGGAGAGGCAGCACTTTGGACTTTCGACAGCATTCGCCAAGGAGCGCAGTGGGCACAGCAGAACCTTGGCTTTATGGTGCCGGTTCTCGGCGGCATGGCTGCCGGGTATCTTGCGGTGCGCGGTGCGGCTTTGGCTACAGCGATCGCAACCGGGGCACTGAGCGCGGCTCAGTGGGCGCTCAACGCAGCTATGACAGCTAATCCCGTGGGGTTGGTCGTTCTCGGCATGGGTGCTCTTTGCGGCTTGATTTATGCGGGCGTTGAGGCATTCAACAGCTTGACCGGGAGCAGTGTAACTTTTGGCGACGTTGTGGGCTCCGTCTTCGGTGTGGTTGGTGGATACATCAATAACTTCGTGATCCTTTTGGACAATGCTCTGGGCGGCATCGTCAATTTTGGCAAGAAGATCTGGGACCTTGTCGGAACGCTCGGAGAAAACCTCTGGACGAGCCTGAAAGCCAAGTTCTACGACTTCTTGTCGAGTGTCTCCGGGGGGCTCGCCAAGGCGTTTGAGTTCTTCGGTGTCGAAGACATCAAGTGGGACAAGAACAGCGACAAGACGATGGCGCAGTACGCCGATGAGTTTGCCGCCAAGCGTGACACGTTGATGGGGACGTATCGCAAGTTCGACGACTCCCCAGTGTACGAACCGATGTCCACCGAGGGCATCAACTGGAGCCTTTCGGGTAACGCCAAGGCAGGACGCGAATGGCTCGACGAAACGATCGCTTCAGCAAAAGATTCCTTCAAATCGTTTGTGACGCCTTCTTTGAAGGACGTACCGGCGTACGACTTCGCGGCCAACATCTCTGCGATCGATGCTGACACCAAGGCCAAGATTGACCGAATTACTGCGGCCTCTGAAAAGACGGCGGCCAACACGGGCAACTACGACGAAGAGGTGAAGCTCATGCAGGAGTACGGCGAACGTGTGGCCGTGAACCGAATTTCGAATAACACCTACGGAGTCAACGTCACGAATAACAATTCGATCTCCAATAAGGCCGACGCAGACAGTCTCATCGACATGATGTTGCGCAAGCTTGAGCAAAGCATGCAGATGAGCGCCGAAGGAGTTCACTGATGGCGTATCAGGTTTTTCTAAGCTATCTGCCGCTACCGATCGCTCCGGCGGCTATCACCACGGTCTACGGCAACCGAAACAAAACCATCGAGCTGATCGATGGCACGGAGGGAAACATTCTCAAGCAGCCGGGGCTAACTGAAATCAGCTTTGAGTTTTTGATTCCGCATACGAACTATCCGTTTGCGTCAGCTGCCGGCTCTGTTGTCGGCGGCATCACTGACGCTCTCGGTGACCTCGGAAATTTAGCTTCCGGTGTGGCGGCTACGCTATTTCTGGATGAACTCGAACGCTGGAAAAAGGACAAGGAGCCTTTTCAATTCATTTGCGTTCGAATGATTGGCGAGCAGCTGAGTCTGACAAATTTCAACTCGTTTTCAAACATCAATTTGAAGATGGTGCTTGAAGACTATTCCGTCGTCGAAGACCGTTCGCAGTATGGGTTCGATCTGTGCGTGAAGGTTCGACTTAAAACGTACAACCCTCCACGCACAGCAGAAGTCAACCAAGACGGCACTACGAAGGAGCAGCGAGCATGAGTTGCGAACTTCAGATTCTCAAATCACCGAGTAGTGGCGATGCGTATCGTCCGCCAGTTGTAGAGGATGTTGTATGGGAGACAAGGATTGCGGGAGCGCCGGGACGACTTGAATTTACCGTCTACGACGATGGCAATTTGAGTTTTCCCGAAGGCGCGAAAGTTCAGTTCTATTGCGATCAGCAGCCCGTATTCTCAGGCTTTCTGTTTGAACGTGAGAGAACGAAGGATCAGCTCGTTCGATGCACCGCGTACGATCAGCTTCGGTATTTGCGGCAGGAAGAGCCCTATGTCTACACGAACAAGACGGCGACCGAAGTAATCCGAATGATCGCGGAGGACTACGAACTGCAGATCGGAGAACTTGCCGATACCGAGTTCCGAATCCCGGCTCGCAACGAGATGGGCGTGAGCATGTGGGAGTGCATCTTGCAGGCTCTCGGTATTACGCACGCCAATACGCAAAATCGCTTTGTCCTGTACGACGATTTCGGCAAGCTGACGCTGAAGAATATCAACGACATGCAGTTGCGCATGCTGATTAATAAGGACAACCTGGAAGATTTCAGGCTGGTGACCTCTATCGACCGAGAGACTGCGAACGCTGTCAAGATCGTGATTGACAACCCCAACACCTGCAAGCGAGAGATTTATCAGGAAATTGATTATGAAAATCGACAGAAATGGGGATTGTTGAAGTTTTACAAGGAGGTTCAATACGGTCTAAACGGATCAAACTACGCCAAAACTCAGCTTCGTCTGAGGAACATTGTTTCAAAGCATTTTTCGCTTCACGGCGTTAGAGGAGAACCGACAATCAGAGCCGGGAATGGCATCACGATCAATCTGGAACAGGAAACGGGGCTTGCACCGATGCTACTCGTCGCTGAACAGGTGACGCACCGATTTGCCGGCGACGACCACAGCATGGACATCGATTTCATCAATCCGGAGCTGTGGCATGCCTAATTTTGCAGACCTGATCAAAGGGATTGCCAACAGCGTCTTCAACAGTCGCCAGCCGATGGATTTGTACTTCGGAACGGTGACAAAGGTCGCGCCGCTTGAGGTGACTCTGGATCAAAAGACGGTGCTCACGAAGGACTTTTTAGTGCTGTGCCGAGGCGTGACCGAGTACACGCTCGACGAGACGGTCAATCACATGGTTGAGAAGATGCAGGGAGGCGCTCATGATCCTTCGGTTCAGGCTCATGACCACCAGTACGTAGGCCGTAAACAGTTCACTTTACATCTGGGTCTAGTCTTGGGGGACAAGGTTGCTCTGCTCAAGCAGCAGGGCGGCCAGAAGTTTTTGATCATTGACCGTGTTGTGGAGGCCTCATGATCCCGACAGTGACGGCAGAAGATCCCTCGCTGACTCAAGGAAACGTCACTTTGAAAAGTGAAGCGGATCTGCCGACGAAAACCTACTACATGAATTTGGAAACGAAGCGCATCTCAGGTTTGACAGACGGCAAGGCCGCGATGAAGCAGGCCATTTTCAAGATTCTGCAAACCGAGCGCTTTGTCTACTCAAAGATCTACACCGACAACTACGGCAGCGAACTATGGGATCTGATCGGAATGCCGCTGGCATGGATTCTCTCGGATGTTCAGCGGCGAATTACTGAAGCGCTTACATGGGACAAGCGAATCACTTCCGTTTCCGAATTTGAGTTCAGCCGTTCGGGTGATGCCCTAGCCGTTTCCTTTGTAGCCAACACGATTTTCGGCGCTGTTTCTTCCAGCGTAGAGGTTCAGGTATGACCATTAAAACCTATGACCAGATTTTGCAGGGAATGCTTGATCGCGTTCCTGCGACGATGGACAAGCGCGAAGGGAGCGTCATTTACGACGCTCTTGCGCCGGCTGCTCGAGAGCTCGCAGACGAATACGCCGAACTTGAGCAGGCTCGTGCCGATACCTTTGCCGGCACGGCTCAGCGCGAGTGGCTGATCAAGCGAGGCGCAGAAATCGGCATTTCACCCTACGAAGCGACGTATGCCATTCGCCGCGGCCAATTCACGCCGGCGAGCCTTGAAATTGCTATCGGGGAACGCTTCAGCCTGGAGGACGTGAACTTTGTTGTGACGGAGAGGGTCGAGAACGGCCTTTACAACCTACGTTGCGAAACGGCCGGTGAAATCGGAAATCTCAACAGCGGCCGACTGATTCCCATCAATTACATCCAGGGGCTTGAGACGGCTCAGATGCTCGAGGAGGTTGTTGTCTACGGCGAAGAGGAAGAGGACACAGAAGACTTCCGTCAACGCTACTTCGACACACTGCCGACCATGACACTCGACGGCAACATCGCGCAATACGAGAAGTGGTGCCGAGAATATGCCGGTATTGGCAACTACAAGATCTTCCCGACATGGAACGGCAAGGGAACGGTCAAAGTGTCGATTCTCTCGTCCGAGAACACGGTTGCATCGAAAGAGCTGATTGACGGATTTCAGGAGTTCCTTGACCCGGGTTCTGAAGGCGTCGGCGAAGGCAAGGCCCCGATCGGCGCCACTGTGACCGTGACGACGGCAACTGAAGTTGCGATCAACGTCAAGGCTACATTGGTCTTGCGTGCCGGCTTTGAACAGCCTGTTGGCCTGGAGGAAGAGATCACGGAGTACCTGCACACGCTCAACTACTCAAGAACGATTGTTTCGTACACAGCCATCGCGGGCATCATCGCCGGCAATGAAACGGTTGATCTTGCGCTCGACGTTTCTGTGAATGGCAAGAAGGAAAACGTCACGCTCGGAGACGAAGAGATCGCCAAGCTTGGCACAACCGAATGGGTGGCCGAATGAGCGGAGAGTCCTATCAGCGAATGCGCGGCTATCAGCCGCCGTTCTGGGTTGAATACCCTGAAATGCAGGTCATCCTACAGGCCCAGGGGAGTGTGGTTGACGAGATCAAGACGGGCAGAGGCGAGATGATGCTTGACGCCTTCATCATGACCATGTCCGAGGATCGGTGCAAGGAGTGGGAAAAGTGGCTCAATCTGCCGCCGAACGGCACGTTGCAGGATCGACGCCTGGCGGTGCTTGACTTCTTTAATCACCTCAACAAATTGACGCGCAGCTCAATCCAAACGCTGGTCTCTCAGTTCTACGACGGAGCGCGTTCTGAGGTGAGCGCTGCACACTATACGCTTCGTGTCATAGTCAAGCCGCGACCGGGAAACGACATGGTCGATCTCGATCTTTCGCTGCTTGAGGGACAGCTTGAAATTCGAAAGCCGTGCCACCTGACGCTCGAAATTAATCGCTGGTACTGCACCTGGGGGGACATCAAAAACAACTTTTCATCCTGGCAGAACCTCAAGGACCGCATGGCGGCTTGGCAGAACGTTAAGAACTTCATTCCGGATTGACTGACATGGCTACGCAGACCACAAACTACAAACTTCACAAATTCGACCTTGCTGACACCCCTGCCGACATCACGGTGCTTAATCCGTCAATGGACATCATCGACACGCAGCTGAAAGCGCTCGCGGACGGCAAGTTCGACAAGACCGGCGGAACGATCTCCGGCAATTTGGTCGTCAACGGTTCTACGACCCTCAAAAAGCTCACTGCCTCGGAACTGGACCTGAACGGGAACGCGGACGTTTCCGGAACGCTGAAGGTGGCAGGGGCGACCACGCTCACGGGAGCGTTGGCTGCAAATGGCGGGGTCACTACGACCTCGCTCAAAGCCACAGAAACAAGCACTCTAGCCGCTGTCAATGCGACAAACATTTCAGCATCCGGCACGCTAAATGTGACCGGAACAACCACGCTTACCGGCAAGCTCACTGCGAATGGCGGTCTGACAACCAAGGCTCTGACGGCGACCAGTCTTGACTTGAACGGAAACGGAGACGTGTCTGGATCGCTGACAGTGCATGGCGACCTGAACGCACCAGGTAGTTTGAACGTCTCGGACATCACGGCTACGGGGTCGACCACACTTGTGAATCTGAACGCCGCCAACATCACGGCGACCGGAACTTTGAAAGTCAACGGTGCGACAACCTTGACGGGGCTTCTGGCTGCCAATGGTGGGGTCACGACAAAGAAAGTCACGGCAACAGAGCTGGATTTGAACGGGAACGCGGACGTTTCCGGAACGCTGACGGTTCACGGTGCTACGACTCTGGAAGCAGTTCAGGCCAAGGGCAATCTGACAGTGGGTGGGTTACTCAATGTCACTGGTTCTGCGCAACTCACTGGTGGAGGAACAGTAAAGACTCCAACGGCCAACGTGTCCGACACTTCGATTATCAACGCGAACTGGGCGTGGAACCTAATTCGGACCTATGGTCTTGGAGCCGGACTTGGAACGGCTCCGGCTTATTCGGGCGCTTTGAATGATCTGGATACAACCGGCTTCTACACACTTTCTGGAACTTATGTGGATGGTCCTGCTGGGCTGCAGAGCATTACAGGGCAAATCCTGCATATGCAGCGTCGATTTGAAGCGGGCACGGTAGCTTTTCAGCTTCTTCCGTACTCAAACACAATCAGATTCCGCACAAAGAATCAAGACACTTGGGGCGGATGGAATACGACAGCAACTCAAGAGTGGACGCGAGGGCAGATTAACTCTTTGACGACACTCACGAACAACGGCGTAAAAGTTGTTGGTAACGCTGACTACAACACATTGACTGCGCCCGGTTTCTACCACTGTAACGAAACAAACAGCCTGAACGGCCCGGGTGGGGCTACCAAGCTAATTGTGTTGACGACGACTGGAGATGCGCCTAAACATATCTCTCAAGTGGCATTTCCGATCTACAACATTTCCAAAGATTGCCCGGCAATCCGCTATATGAATCCAAATGGAAATTGGTCAGATTGGGAAAAGATTGCTCTTGTAAATAGCAGAGAAAATTTTGTTTCAGGGCAATTCCATGCCGTAACTTCAGCGGCAACCAGAGGTTCGACTCCGAGTGGAAACGTATGGTCTTGGTTTGGTGTCCAAGATGCAACCGGTAGCACAGGAGAAGCTGCCCGTCTGGCCATGATTGGTCACAGAGCTGGAAACGACGGTTCTTTGATATTGAGAATGCATTGTTATCCACCGACAGCGGGTAGTGAAATTGGGAGCGCGTATATCGACGTTGGCTATTCCCCGTCCGGGGAGGTAGTTACTCGAGCTCCAACGCCGGTGACGGGCAGTCACGACGCTTTTGCTACCATCACTGCTTGTCACAGACCTATGCGAAATTTCTAATAAACAAATAACGGCCCGTTTTTCGAGCCGTAAACCACTAGGATTAATTTCAAGTCCGCTTTTGGACAGAAGGTTTATTTGGCCATTGAATTTCCTGAGGGAAACCCGGCTGCTGAGGAACATCACGTAACGCCTGACGATACGTCTTCACAGTCACGAGTTCTTCTGCGCTGATCGGGTAGTCGGACATGAGCAAATAGTCCGTCTCCTCGATCAGAGCGTCCCGCTTAGTGCGCACCCGCTCTTCCAGTTCGGCTTTAGTCGGCCCAATGTTTGGAGGCGTAAAGCTTTCGACCTTCTGTCCATCGGGGCTGACAACTGTGTTGCTTGGCGACGCCCAGACAACCATCTCTTCACTCCCGAAAGCTTCAATGATTTCTTCCGTGGTGAGTTCCTTTGCCCCCTGATTGATAAAGGTCTGAGCATCCTCATCGTTATCCACATTGACACAGATCCACGTCGGAACGTAGTCAGGATTGGGGACTTTCGCCGGCTCTTTGATTGTGGTTTTGCGTTCTTCATTGACGACCACACTTTCACCAGTCTCGGTCACCTTTTCAACAGGCACCAATTCAACGACTTCTTGATCTACAAACCCGTCAATCAAGCGATGTTTGTAATTTGCATCCGCAATAAAAACTCGATTCATTGTCCTATCCTCAAAGCACATAAACCTTCCAAGTAGCCGAAGAAATGCCGTTGTTGGTCACCGTAAAAGTAACGGTCTCAGCCAAGGCAACCATGAAAAGGGAATACCCGCCGGTGTTGGCTCCCGTCTGAAGAGACGAGGGTGAAGTCGTATTGTCGCTGGCGATGCGTGAATAGTCTCCGCCGTCCCACGTGTCGTTTTTCAACTCGCACTGAACCATGACCAGCTGATTGACCTTTAGACCCGTAACGGTAAAGCTTCCTGCACTCGTTCGCGTGGCTTTCAGGGTCATGGTGCCAGCAGCCGCCATCACAAAAGCGGTAGTAGCAATGCTGTTGTCATTACTGCCCGTCACCGGCGTTGGAGCATACGACCCTTGGGTTCCGTCTGGATCCATCCACACTCTCAAACTGGCAAAGTCAGCCACTCCTGCATTTGGGCTGTTAGCCATGATATAGACGGAATTTCGACCGTCTCGAGTATTGATCTCAAAACAACCGTATCTGTTTTCTCCGCCAAGGCCTGCCTCATCGCACAACGCAATTTGGAGATATTTAGCAGATATCGAGTCTCCTTTTGTGACGCCGTCTAGTCTTTTGTACAAGCCGTTTTGCGTGAGCGTGAAGCGATTGTGGTTTTCCCACAAATTGCAGTTTGTAAAGAAGGAAATTTCTTGATCGGAAGCTAAGGCTAATTGTTCAGATCCGTAATCCCAACCGTAGCTCTGGATAGTGTTGAAGACCGCGGGACCGCTCTCACCTGACCCGAGAATCATCAAGCCATCCATTCCTCGAACAAGGAAGCAACCGCCGTTGGCATCTTTGCCATAGGCCTGGATAGCAGCACAAGTTTTCTCTGTGCCGTCTTCATTGGTAGCAGTCATGCGGTAACTGCCAGTTATCCGAACGTCTCCGCTTGCGGCGATGCTTCCTCCAGATACGATGCCTCCGGCCAGATACAGTGAACCTGCGGTGTTGATATAGCTTGTTTTGACTTGCGAAACACCGCTGTTCAGATTTGTGTGGAAGTAAATCGCGTGGTCTGACACAAGATGCACGCTTTCGCTTGTACCTGCAAGCGAAAGCAGATCCGCATCAAAGGCCCCAGACCCCATTTCTCCGGAACATAGAATAGTCGACTGATTTGCGCCGGCAAAGATGGCGTAGTCCCCTGCTTCTCCATCCGCTTTGATTACGCGAACGATCTTGTAAGGATTTGTTTGATTTCCCCACATCAAAAGATTGGCGCCATACGGTAACTCAATACCACCCTGAAATGTGCTTTTTCCGGTGACATTGAGGAATGGGACTCAATGTCACCGGAAAAGCCAGTCTAAATGGCGGAGGGACGGTCGAAGCACCTGCAGCCACTGTCAATGACGCGTCGCTCGTGAGTGCCTCTTGGGTATGGAATTTGATCAGAAGGTACGGATTATCGGGAAGCTCCAATACGGCCGTCGAAGCGTCGGAACTTTGGCCGTCTATGAACATGAACGACATCAACGCCACCGGCATCTATACGCTTTCCGGTAATTGGACGAATTCGCCGCGTGGTGCAGATAGTTTTGTAGCCACCGGCCTCCTGCTTCATATGCATAGACGACACAATGCCGGACCTATCTCATGGCAATTGTGCGTCCTTCAAACCTACGAAAACATCGTCTTCTATCGGTTCAACAACGAAGGGGCCTGGTCTACGTGGTTCAAGATGGCGCAAGACGGTGGAGTTGTACACAAAACTGGTGATGAGGAAATTGCGGGTCAAAAGACGTTTCAAAATCTAATTGCTTTTAAAACAATAAACGAGGTTTTGAAAATAATTCATCCATCTATGGATGGGGCTGTTATCCCTGACGCAAGCCTGTTCAGCCATTTCAGTTTTTACGATAAAAACAATAAACGTCAGGCTTTTATTCAGCTTTCTGATCGACTGGATGGTCGTCTTGAGTTGGAATTGGTTCTGAACAACGGTTCCTCAGATGTGGTGAAAGATGCGCGCATCAAGATTGGGTACAACAAGTCCACTAAAAGCTTCTATACGGTAGCCCCAACGCCGGTGACGGGCAGTCATTTCTAACGACAAAAAGCTTGATTTGGGTAGCATCGAATCGGCTTCGTAGCCCCAGCGTCTAGCACAGGGGCTACGGCTCGTCATGTGGTGGGGAACGCCTGTGGATTATGGGAAATCAAGATTTAGGCCGGCACAATCAGCACAACCCGAAAAATAGTCGCTCCAAGCTGCCATAAGTTCGCGTCGAACGTCCAGATAGTCGCTTCTTTGATAAGCCCTTGAGACGCTTGTACCGACAGTGTGCGAAAGGCACATTTCGGCGGCTTCGAAGGGGGCTTGTCGGTCCGCGAGGAAGCTGCGGGCCATTGAGCGCAAGCCGTGTGCGACAAGCTTGCCGGAAAGCTCGGTGGTGTGGAGGTATTTTGCGAGGCATTGCGAGCTGACGTGCGTGCCGGATGTGCGTCCAGGGAAGATGTAATCAGATCGTGGGTGCCGCGAGTGACGTTTAGCGGCGTCCAGTAGTTGCAGCATGAAGGGAGTGAGCGGCACCCGGAAAGCCTTGCGCTTTTTCATCTCTTCAGCTGGGATTGTCAGGATGTCTTCTTCAATCCAGGACCACTTGAGCTTCGCGTTTTCGGATGGTCTGAGCATGGAGCAGGCTGAAAAGCAGAAGAGTATCTGTGTGCGAATCGGAGCATCTAAAAAACACCTGCACACGTCAGTCATCCGAGACCAATGGACCGACGGCATAGGATCGACCTCTGGCGGTGCGAAGACCATCGAAACGCGTTCAAGTGGGTTGTGTTGGATGTAGCCGGCGCACACTGCAAGATTCATGATCTCGCGCATACGCATAAGGATTCTTTTGAGCGTGGCCTGATTGCCGGCTCTCTCGATCGGTAAAACGTGACTGATTATTAGAGGGGCGGTGATTTCATCGATCTGCTTGCGGCCGAGTGCCCGGATGACGTGATTTTCGAGTCGCCTGCGTTCTTCTCGATAGGACACTATGCGACCCTTTTTAAGATTGCACCACAACCTGAAGGCGTCATTGAGTACGTATCCGGATGGAGGCTTGAGCCCTACTTCTTTGCGTCGGCGTCTGACAATCATGCGAGCCTGTTTCAAGCTCATTTCTGGCCAATGGCCGATGGTCTCGTCGGTGATTCTGCCGGAGTGGTGCGATCGAAAGACCCACGATTTTGAACCGGATGGCTGAACTCTTAAGGTCAAGCCGTTGCCGTCGGCGATGGAGTACCGGCTCTCTTTTGGCTTTAGGTTTGCGATGGTTTTTGTAGTCAAAGACATGTCTTTCTCCTTTAGCGAAACAGACATGTCCTTTTTAAGGAGTGGCTGTGAATTTATCGAACGTGCTTCATGCCGGGTTGGCCTTGCTGATGCAGGCAATCGTGGCGGGTTCCGCCATGGGATTGGGTGTGGAAGCTGTATCTGCTGCAGCGATGGGAGCCTTCCTCGGTATCGGTTTTTACTGGGGCCGTGAGGTTGCCCAGTCTGAACGAAAGCTCGGAACACCTCCCTGGTGGAGCGGCCTCGACATTCGCAAGTGGAGCCAAGATGCCATTCTCGATTTGGTGTGCCCGCTTGTCGTGTGCTCTGCGGCGGTTGCTTTGGTTTGGGTGGCAGCATGATCTCCGAAGCTCAGGTCAAGGCTAAGCTCAAAGAACTGCTTGACTACTCGCAGGCTCAGAATGCAGGGTTTGCTGCTGACTATGCCGCCTTGATGGCTCCACTCGAGGCCGCAGTATCTACATACTTTTCGACACCCAACGCCGATATGCCGCAAGCTCTGAAAGACTGTGTCTTTTACGTCTTTTGCGACATGTTCCGACGCGGGTTTGAGCGCGAGCACAAGTTTGGCCGACCGTATCCGACAAATTTCCCTGAAACGTATTCCGACATCCGGAAGTGCTTCTACACCTTCCCGATCATGAACGTGACGCCGCAGGCGTTCTATGCGGCATGGGTTATCGGAGTTCCTGAAGATCCGGAAGGTGGCGGAGACGGTGGCACAACACCGCAGCCGAAGCCTATTTCCAATCCGTACATCGATTCCGAACTGGCGGGGTTGGCTACGGCGCCCCAGGACGATCTTGATGCTGTGAACGCGCTGTCGAGTTGGTGCCAGGACGCGGCCGCTGATTCGGACTTGGTGTCGTTGCTGGAAGATGAGGGAAAAATTCTGAAAAGCCCTGACCGTCAGCAAATTGCCACGGACATCTACGAGTCAAAAGGAATGAAAGACATCATCCAGACACGAGGCTTCGACGTTTACATTCCTTCCTACGTCTAATCCCCGGCTTACGTAAGAGACCGCCTCGAGCGGTCTTTTTTTTGACACTTTACGACTGAAACTACCATGCGGCTAGAACCACCAAAAGGAGGGGCAAATGACAAAAGACGAAGCAAAGGAACTTTTGGAAAAGCTCGGTGTCAACTACCCCGCTCTAAAGAGCGAGGCTTGATAAAAGCCTTGGTTGACTAGCCTCAGGCCGCCCCAAAGGCGGGCTACGTTGGTTGGGAACGCATAGGCACCGCGGGATGTCAATCCTAGTCCCGCGCTCTGCGGTTCTCGGTTAAAAGCTCTGAGAGGTAGGAGCGGTGCTGCGAACAGGTAAACCCCTTTCAACATTGGCGAAGGATTTCAACCGGTCGCAAGACCGAGGAGTCAAATCTTGAGAGTATTTGTTTTAAACAAACGAGGACAGCCCCTGATGCCGTGCTCACCGGCAAAAGCAAGGTTGCTTCTCAAAGAAAAAAAAGCAAGCGTCAAAAGGCGCACGCCTTTTACGATTCAACTCACGATCGCAACGGGCGAAGCAAAGCAGCCCGTAACGCTTGGCGTGGATTCCGGCTACAAGCACATTGGTCTTTCGGCCACAACCGAAAAGGCCGAACTCTATGCTTCGCAAGTCGAACTGCGTCAAGACATCACGGATCTTTTGTCTACCCGCCTTGCTTTGCGCCGCTCTCGCCGCAGTCGCAAGACGCGCTACCGTGCGCCTCGTTTCGACAACCGGGTAGCAAGCAAGCGCGAAGGCTGGCTAGCTCCTTCGGTGGAAAACCGCATTGCGGCGCACATGTCGCGCGTAGAAGCGGTCATGCGGGTCTTGCCGGTGACTGCCATAACCGTCGAAACAGCGGCGTTTGATACGCAACTGCTGAAGAACCCGGACATTACCGGAGCGGCGTACCAACAAGGCGAACAGCTCGGATTTTGGAACGTGCGGGAATACGTGCTTTTCCGGGACGGACACGTTTGTCAGCACTGCCGCGGGAAGTCCAAAGATCCGATACTCAATGTTCACCACATTGAGAGCCGACGGACCGGAGGCGATGCGCCGAACAATCTCATCACGCTGTGCGAGACCTGTCACAAGGCTTTCCATCGAGGGGAGATCGAACTCAAAGTCAAGCGGGGGAAGTCGTTCAAAGCAGAAACCTTCATGGGCATCATGCGTTGGACGCTCTTTGAGCGTTTGAAAAAGTCTCACCCCGAACTCAGTGTTCGCAACACCTACGGTTATCTCACAAAGCACAAGCGCATCTCACACGGGATCACAAAGAGCCACTGTGCGGACGCGTACTGCATTGCGGACAACCTTGGTGCAAAGCGCCTAGAGGGCTTTTTCTTTCAAAAGCAAACCCGAAAGCACAACCGGCAGATTCACAAGCTGTCGATTCTGAAAGGCGGATTGAGAAAGAAGAACCAGGCTCCCTACGAAGTCAAAGGTTTCCGTCTTTTCGACAAGGTGATTTGCAAAGGTGAAGAAGCATTCATCTTTGGGCGAAGGACTTCGGGAAGTTTTGATGTGCGCCGGCTTGACGGTACTCGGATTTCCGCCGGTATCAACTGCAAAAAGTTGAGGCTGCTGGAACCTCGAACTACCTACTTAACAGAATTTAGAAAAGAGGCGGCGCTTCCTCCCCTGCATGAATGCAGGGGTTTCCGCGCCGAATTTCTATGATCCAAAGACTTTCAGACTTGGTGGCAATTTTGCCTACTGGATTTGAGCGGACCTTGATGGTATTGGGCGGAAGCATGGGCGGGGTGTTTTCTTTTCTGTACGGCGATGCTGGTCCGTTGCTGATCTGGTTGGTGGTCTTTGTCATCCTGGACTTTTTAACGGGTACGTTGGCGGCCGTACTGACAGGGACTTGGACGAGCAAGCGAAACGCCCTCGGTGTCCTCAAAAAGATGCTGGCCTTCTGCATCGTGGCATTGGCTCATGGCTTGGACGTGGCGTTCTGCGAACTTTTGCCTTTCCAGATCATCGAGTCGATCACGATTTGCGCATATATGGCAGGTGAGTTCGGCTCGATCATCGAGAACCTCGACAAGATGGGCTTACGTGTGGTGCCGCCCGTGGTACGCAAGCTAATCGATGCGCTCAATGCCAAGCTGGACAAGACGGTGGACAAGGTTGCCGATTCTGACATTAAGGAGACGGGCAAATGAATTCTTGGGGTACTTACGATCCGGCAATGGCGTCGGACTTCGTGAAGCAGTTTGAAGGTCGCGAGCTAAAGGCTTATCGGTGCTCTGCGGGGGTGTGGACGCTCGGTTATGGACACACGAAAGGCGTGACGGAAGGTGACGAGATTTCGCCGGCAGAGGCCGAGCAACTTCTGGTCGAGGATTTGGCGGCCATTGCTGACGATCTGAATCGCCTGGTGAACGTCGGCGTGACTGAAGGCCAGTACATCGCTCTGCTGAGCCTTGCATTCAACATTGGCGCCTCGGCCTTGAAGAAGAGCACGCTTCTTTTCCATCTCAACCACAAGCGCTACGACGAGGCCGCAGCGGAGTTCGACAAGTGGATTTACGCCGGCGGCAAGGTGAGCGAAGGCCTGAAGCGTCGTCGTGCAGCGGAACGCAGGCTTTTTGAAAATGACATGGCTTAAATGGGCAGGTGCAGCACTGGCGGCCGCAGCACTTTTCGTGTCCGGCTACAAGTACTCGGCAGCACTCTACGAAGCCGACATTGCGCAACTTCTCAAAGACCAAGCACTTGCCACAAAGGAGCTCACAGATGAGTATCGGAAAAAGGAGCAGTCGCAAGCTGCAGCGCTTGCGGACGCATGGGATCAGCTTGAGCGCGCTCGTGCTGAGTCTGTCGATCTTCGGGCTGATGTTGACCGGGTGCGCAAGCTCGCCGACAGTTATCGCGCCAAGCTGTCCGGAGCCGGTGACGATTCCTGCGCACCTGTCCGAGAGCGACTCGCCAGCTGCACAAAACTTCTCGAAGAAGGTGCAAAATTATCTGCTGAAGGTGCAGAGCTTGCTCAAAGAATAGCGGAGAAAAAAGACGCATTATCGACTATGACCAGGTTAGCAGATTAA